AGTCTGATATTCTTGAAGCATACACTCTTCCCCTGTCATCTTGAAAAACATACTCGCCTAACCAGCCATTCTTAAATTCAAACTCTTTTACTTTTCTTAATACCCTTGCCATATCATCTGTCAATGGATTATCTGAGTCGGCGAATTGTTGAGTCAGAACATGAAACTGTCCGTCAGCAATGGAATAAAGCTTCTCTTGAAAAGAGTGTATCAGAAATTCACGAACGGCAGCAGGACAAAGAAAAGCACACCTAAAGGCGTTTCTCCCTTAAGTGTGCTTCTATTATTCACGTTAATAGTCAAATATAAAAAGCATAATTACTTTTGGATGGGCGGTGTATCCATCATCTCAGGTACTCTTTTCAGAGTGCGTCGGGAACCATTTCCGACCTCAAAAATAACTATGCTTATTATCAATGTATGTTGTTTACATTTATACTATACTATTCATTTTCGTCATTGTCAATATTTGCGTTTTTTATTCTTCCACTGTACAAACGTCTACTTATCTTTGAACCTTGGATATCATACATCGAAGAAACATATAAATATTGACCATCTTTTTCCAACTTTACTCCAACCAATACATTCTTAGAATACTTTTTTATAAACTCAATACTTTTATCATTTTCATTAGGATTAACACCTACATAATCTGGATTTTCTATAATCTCCGGAAGATAATCAATATACTTTAAACAATTAAAATGTTTTCTTTTAACCATATGTGCTGGTAAACCTTTTGACCTAAATATGTCTAACTCTTCTATATCAATACTTAACAATTCATTATATCGCAAATCATATTTTCCAACTTTTATCAAGTCATTCTTTTCATCCATATTGGTATTTTCCGTTTCTATATATTATGTTTATTATAACATATATCCATTTATAGCCCAATCCCTTCTGCCTTTACATTATTATAAAACGGCAACGCTCCCAACCAATACTCGAACTGATCTTTTGATTTAGGTAGAGAATTTGTCATACTGATTATTCTCTCAGTGTCGAGTTTATAACTCTAACGTCAATAGAGTTTATTCCTCTTAGACAAATATCTTTGAGGTGAATTTCTATGGATTACAAAGAACGCATACGTGCATTACGTGAAGATAATGATTATACGCAATCCCGTATTGCAGGATTACTTAATATTGGACAGAACACCTATGCTGATTATGAACTTGGCAAAACACGAATCCCTGTAGACTCACTTATTAAGTTGGCTCAGTTCTATAACGTAGATATGAATTATATCACTGATATCAGCAAGACCGTTCACAAATTTCCTAAAGAAAAACAGCAACTGGCAGCAGTCAATAAACGTAAAAAAATAGTCATACCAGAACACACTCTTCACTGCTGCCAGTTTTATCCCATCCAATTATCTAAATTGAATAGCCTCGATTCTAAGTTCCTGGCCTACGGTTCCAAGAGTAGCTACTCCATCGGCTCTTGTCCAGTCTGTCCATCCGGAGTTCTGGATATGAACACGATATTCAAAGTCACCTTCAAAGCATAAGCATTCGATACGTTTCTTTTCGCCTACGGTTCCGATAATCGTATCTTTGGTAATCATGCCGTAATCCACCCATCCTTTGCTCTGGATATGAGCCTTTGCCTTAATGGTCTTTCCGTATGGATTGATCCGGATTGCTTCCAGGCGTAATGCATGACCAGTGATACCGATCACATTCTCTGCGGCTTTTGGTGACAGCCATCCTTTGCTCTGTACATGCGGTTCGACGGAGAACATGGATTTCTTAATCTCCAGTGCTTCCATCTGCAGTCCTTTTCCGGTCGTACCAGCCCACTCTCCGTTGTTGGCCCATTCTGACCAGCCAATACTCTTCTGGTGGACTCTGTACAGATAGAAAGATTCCTTTCCGGTGACCCGGATCGCTTCCAGTCTTCTGTTCTGTCCGGTGGTTCCGATCAAAGTGTCTTTGGCGATGTTCTTGTATTCTTTGTTTCCGATCCCTTTCATATGGACAACAACATCTGTTTCTCCGACCGGCTGGATGTGCAGTGCTTCGATCCGGCGATTCTGGTTTGTTGAGCCGACCATTAATCCGTCAGACTGCCAAGCTCCCCAGCCAGCACTTCTCATGTGTGCCTGGTATGAAATTGTACCGAACTTATCCGTCTTGCTCTGGAATACTCCACCGGACTTGATCTCTCCATCGACAGGTTCTGTCTTCTTGGCTGATGCTACTGGTGCTGCAGACGAGATTCCGAATGCTTTTAGGATCCCTCTTGCCAGTTCATCAATCTGGCTGTTGAACTTGTTGAGATCTCCCTGGTTTGTAATGAATCCATTTTCCAGAAGTCTATAGCTGTTGTAGCTGCACGATTGACATTTGCAAGGTGTGCTCTGCCTACAACTTTATTGGCTCTGCCCGGGAAGAATGACCCGATGAAGTTAGCAAGTGCTGTATCATACTGATCCGGATTATATCCTTCTTTGATGATCACGTGACCACCTTTGGCTGTCGATACTCCGCTGTCCATATGAAGTTCCAAGATCTGCCAATCCTTTGAGATTTTGAGTGAGCTAATGCCTTTGTCAGCATACCAGTTCCGGTTTGTATCTCCAAGAGTAACATTACTTCCTCCGTATGCTACGATTCGTCTTGCAAGTGCACGGACTCTCTCTGCCTCGGTGTAACCGTATCCAACAGCTCCACTGTCACCAGCCCCGTGTCCAGCTATAATAAATAAATGTGCCATAATTGCTCCTTTCTGTGCGACGTCGCACACACTATATAATATGTTAGAGGACGATTATTCGCCCTCTACTTACACTGCTGCTTATACAACTGATTTACTCCTGTCGCCGCTAATCCGCTGGCCATTCCGACCGCAACTGCATTGATCACATCACCGGCTGGAAAGTCCGGCATTGTGTAGAGTCCGGCAACGCCCAGAACTCCACCACATACAGCCATGATGACCGGAATCCATTTGTCTGGAATTTTCTTATATGCCTTGCAGCCAAGTCCAATTACATAACAGATTGCTACGATCCCTACTACTGTTCCTATTGTACTAATATCCATGCTTAATCCTCCTGATCATGCGCTTGCTTATTTATATGCTTCTGAATCTTATCTATTGCTTCTGTAACAGGTCCATTACATCCCTGTTCTTTCAAACCTTTCAGACAAGCCAGAATTCCATAAGTAAGCAAACATTGTTCTGATTTCATTCTCTCTATCTCTTTATCCTGCTCATTCTGTCTTAAATACCACTTGTATACTGCGAAAACAGCGGAAAAGATAACCACTACGGCCGTTAATAAGCTTCCAGCAGTAATGATCGTGTTTACGTCTACATACACTCTATGTACCTCGATTCTTTAATTTTGCGTATAAAAATAAGACCTTACGGTCTCGCACGTATTTCCATATAATCACCTCTCATTAATTAGTGTTCAGCGCTTCCTTGATTGCTTCCAAGTCATCCGTGGTCAATGCCGGATAATCCGCTGCAATGTCCTCAATGTTTTCTCCGTTCTCAATACGGATCCTAAATGCTCTTACCATAATCTTCATTTTTAAATTATTCAAAGTTTTCATTATTTTTCTCCTCCTATTAAATCTGCCATCATTAATACGATGTCGTCTGTAGTCATCTCAAGTGCATCGATTCGCTCTAGCTGTGACTTTCCGACTTTATGTAATACGACTCCTAGGATTCCTGCTGTGTACTTCATAATTCCTTCAAGTTCCGTGTAATTCTCATAAGTGCCAATTGTAGATTCTCTTTCTTTTATGATCATCTTTTTGATTTTGAAACCATCCCGAAAGATTGTCTTTAAATTCTCTTCAGTGTCTGATATTGTTTTGATCAGCAGGCTCCCGTCCGGCCGGGTGCTCGCTGACTGGATGGTCAACTCTGTTGCATCATTGAATGTAATTTTCATAATTATGTATATCTCCTTTCTGTGTAAAATAAGGATTTGACCGATAAAATAGCCGAAATGAAAAGCAATATAACATCCGCAATATCATTCAATAAGAATATAACTAAAATGATAGGCGGATCAAAAATTGTAACAGCAAAAGCTAGCACATCTGTACAGGTGTTTACCAATTCTGAGATAAATGCAGCGCTTGGCGTAAACGATTCTAATAATGAAAACACGATAGTATCAATGGCTAACGGAGATGCTTCTGTTCAACCAGCACACGTAGGCAGTTCCTACTCAAAAGGCGCATGGAACGCAGTATTTGATCGGAATGCTTATGCTGGCAGCTTTAGAATAAATTATGTAATATTCTATTTCGGAAAATAAGGATTATAATTCTGCGACAATGAAGCCAAGTTTGTGATAACGTCCAATATATGCAGTAGCTGTATTCGCTTGTGCTGACAGTCTTATCTCTATCGTGTTTTCGCCCTCCGGAAGGGTTATAATGTTGCTGTCAAATACCGGCACATAGCTTGTGGATGATGTTATTCCAGAACAACTATCTTTGCCGTTGACATAGACGCTCAGCCTTGCTGTCAAAGTTGTTACTTTGATAGCACCCCAGCACATTAGGATACATTTTCTGCCATGCCCTGTCGCCTTGATGCTATTAAGTGTCAGGGATGTTTTTGTACTTTTTTCGGCATCCAGATGAGTGGTATATGCGTAGGCATACTTACCAGTCATTTTTTTGCTAATTTCAGCAAGCTTATTGGACAAATCCTTATTTTACACAGAAAGGAGATATACATAATTATGAAAATTACATTCA